TNNCATCCAAAAAATATATTTGCAGAACTACCTCTATTAACAATAACACCTGAATCATTAGTGTCAGAAGGAGCTCCACTGCTTCCATAAGCTAATTCTATTAATCTATCCTCTACTACTAGATTTTCAGTGTCTATCGTAGTTGTACTTCCACTTACTGTCAAATCTCCATCAACAGTTAAATCTTGTGAAATAGTTATATTACCGCCATCTGCTATAAATAATCTATTTTGACCATTAGTAATTAATGAAATTTCATCACTACCATAAGTAGAATTATTACCGAATACAATAGCAGCAGGTGCAGTTCCTGTCTCAGTTTCGTTAACAATTCCTTGAATCATCATATAACCAGTAGCAGATATTTTAGGGTCACCAGTTAAAAATGATGAAGTATCTGTACTGCCTAAATTAATTCTTGTTGCAGTAGTAGTACCTGTTAAAGTTGGTGCAGCTAAAGTTTTGTTTGATAATGTTTGTGTTCCAGTAAGAGTAGCAACTGTAGAATCAATAGCTATATCATTTGCATTAGCAGTAATACCTGTACCACCAACTACATTTAAAGTTATCTCTCCACCGAGACCACCACCAGTAAGACCATCTCCTGCTATAATTTCACGAATAACTCCAGTCTCTACCTCTTCTGTAGATAGCTTAGGTATTGCTTCAGCAAACTCAGACTGATATATTACACCATTTCTTTTTTCTTGCTTGATAAGTTTGCCGTCTTCAAGAAATGTTATTAGCTCTCCCTCTCTAACATTATTGATTGATGGTCTCTGCCTAAAAAAGGAATCTATGTTCCCTACTTTATGTTCACCAGATTTCGGCATTATTGAGGTCTCTTGTTTGTTAATCTATAGTCTATATTTATATCGTTAACATAGATTTTTGCACCTGATGTTCCCCCTCCATGAGAAGATATTAATTCAAATGCCATAGACTCACAGTTTCTATCTCCACTATCTATAGTAAATTCTAAGACTTTATAATCACTAGAGTTAATTTGTTGAGCTGCTAAAGAACCTGTATGTGTAGATGTTTTACCATCATTGTAGTATTTTAAAGCTAAATCTGTATCTTCTCCGTCATCTTTACAAGTAACAAATACTCTATTAACTCTTTTTACTAAACCAGGATTACCAAAGTCTAAATCTTTTGTTTTTACTGTCATTGTATTTGTACCTACATCTAACAGTTCATATTTCTTTACCGTTACATTGTCTAATGTTCCAGTTCCTGCATCTTCATCTATTTCCAGTGCATATACACCATCTGATAAATGTACATATTCTGATTGTGTGTAAGCACCTCTATTTAAAATTGTCCAACCATTTTTAGCAAAATCATATACAAATACTTTAGTTTCACTAGTAGATGATATATTTTGAGCTACATATAATTGCTTATACTTATTATTAAAAGCTAATGATACATTATTTAAAACTCCAGAACCATCTGTTATATCGCTTAACCAAGTATCATCAGAAAGATTTTGTGATATTTCTACTGGAATAGATTGACCATTATATAAAAATACTCCATCTCTATTTACCCAACATATTCCAAAAGGTGTTTTACAAACAGACTGTGGAGTATCACAGCCATGTCCATCATATTCTGCCTCTAAGTACCACCCTGCATCAGATGAAGAAGATATATTAATGATATATACTTTTGATTTTTTAAATGCTATAACTTTATTACCTAAAGACTCTATAGCTCTAAATGAGTCTCCATCATTAATACCAATATCTAAATAATATGAGTCAGGAAATGTATTAAATCTATTTACAGGAGTGTAATATATTCTGTCATCAAACACTCTATCTTCTTTAGAAACATTACACACCCAAGCTCTTCTTTGTGCAACACAGGCATCTAGATAACCATCTATATCTATACTATCTTCATCGTGAGAGTAACCAGTAATGCTATCGTATGTATCAAGTGCTGGTGCTTCTGCTACTAATCCTGTTACTTCTGCTGTGTTTGTTCCACTACCAGCATCATACGTTCCTGTAACAGACCAAGATGAATAATCATCAAATAAATTCTTTCTTACACCTCTTTCATAATCTACATCTAAAAATACATTCCATCTTTCATTCTTATCTTTTCTTCTAATGTAAATTCTAAATCCTTTTTCTTTTTCTCTAAAAGCATTTGTAATGTTTATTTTAACTCCTATAGCTGTAAAGAAATGACCTGCTGATAAACTTGCAGCACTAGGTGCAGTTCCCCAACTGTGTGGCAAACTTTCATCTCCTGATAAATCTACATAAGTGTAAGAAAATTCATAATCTCCAGCTTCCCATCCTCCACCACCAGAGCTATCTTCTACGTCATAAATAACTTCAAACTCACCATCTACATTTAAAACAGTAGGGTCAGAAAAAGAAGCAGCATCACTTATATTTGCTTTACTATCTGCTGTAGTTGCTACTGCACCATCATAAAGCCATTTTGCAGTATTTTCGCCAAATCTAATTGTATCTATAAACCTTAATGAGGTTCTTGCAAAATAAGCTATATCAAATCCTTCTAAGTGTTTAGCATCTGCTATGTACAACGCTCCATCTACATAATAAAATACTGGTTCGTCATAGTTGGATAAGCTGTTACTAGTAGTTCTAGTAAAGTCTCCAGTTGAATTAAAATTTCTTGTAAAAAAGTTAAGACTACCTACAGAGCTTACTGTCTCATGAGATATTATTACTTCTTTGGGAACACTTTGATATTCAAATTTTGTACCAGAAGTTCTAGTTATGTCATATTGAGTGTTAAAAGAAAATGTTCTATTTGAACGTATTTCAATTTCTTCTGCACTCGCTATTTTTGTTGTTCCAGAATTAGAACTTGTTATTAATCCAGCGTTAGATAAAACTGCATTATTAACACTTTGGACCTGATTGGGTGCAATATCCCTAGGAGAGGACTTGGTATTAAGTCCTCCACTAAAATCATTTAATTGTAATGACCTTCTAGGCATCTATTAACACCCACATCCACATTCACAGTTCATATTCTCTCCTTATTTATTTAAGGGCTTTTTTAACTTCAGCCCAGATTTCATCATCTAATTTATTATCTGATTTCTTGATGAAATAATCACCAAGCTTTATTAACACAGCTTTCAAAACTTTTTCACTTAATAAGCCTGTTAATAATTTACTGATTACTATATTCATGTTATCTCCTATTCTTTAACATTTCCATCTTCTTCGTGCTTGTCTTATTCTAGAATTAGGATTATTCCTAGTTTTAGCAGAACTTCTTTTTAGTTGTCCTAAAGACCTTGCACAATAAGACTTTCTTCTCTTAGCTGCCTTGCTACCTTTCTTTACTTTACCAGTAACAGCAGTTTTTAATTTACTACCAGGGTTAGCTTTTCTGTAAGCAGCTACACCCTTCTTTGTCATTCCAGCACCTTTCTTTGTAGGTCTGTAATTAGCGTTCTTACCTTTAGTAGTCTTTCTTATAGCTTTGGTTTTTTTTCTTGGCATTATCTGACTTCTTTTTTTATATCTTCAATGATAGTTCTTTCATCAAAGCTCATACTAATACCAGGTTCAAATCTTTTTACTTCCTTACCTTCTTTTAACACAATAATAGTTGGTACAACAGTAATATTCCATTCTTTTGCTATAACAGCACCAATGGTTTTGTTTTCAATATCTATTTCTGCAATAAAGCACAACTTGTCAAGCTGTTCTATTTTTACTCTATTTTGATAGTTCCAAGATGCATTAACCTGTACGACTGAACAGGTTTGTATATTTAATGCTTGTACTTGCTGGAAACTATCCAAAGATACTGATTGCGAGTATAGCGACGAGGTACAAAGTCCAAGTCCCAATAACCACATACTTATCCAGTTTTTCATAATTCATCCTAGTTTTTATTCATGTTAAGTAGAGTTTCATTAATACTACGTGTATCTTCTTTAATGTCGTCTACCTTGTCTTCAAGTTTTTCTACTTTCTCTTCAGTATTCATAATACTATTACGTATCATTTGGTCTTTTAAATCATACTCTGTTCTACTAACTGGTGGCTCAGGAAGCTCTTTAGCTTCTTGAATATCAGCTTGTAGGTTAAACCATAATCCAACTACCATAAATATTGTAACAGATATACTTATTAAAGTTTCTAAACTAAATGTAAATTTACTGTCTTTTCCTACTTCCATAATCTCCTCATCTCATATTAGCTGGAACAATACCCCTTGTTCCACCTGTTTTTTCGTTCTTTTTCATACCAAATTTTCTTAGCCCTTCTTTATAATTAACCAAACATTGTTGTGCTGATGCCATTCTAATCTGTGCTATAGCTGGGTTATTTTCTCTAGCTGCTGCATCCATAAGAGCTTTACCTTTTACATAATCAATTAACAAAGGCTGTAATGTATTATCTATATCTAGTGTACCTGTAATAGATGTTAGCTTATCTGGCTCAGCATAATAAGATATTACCATACCATCTGTTATAGTATTCCCACTACCAAGCTGTACTGGTTTTAGTTTAGTTTCAGCAGTCTCTGATGTACCACCGTCACCTATTTCAGTGGCTATTGCTATTCTATCGCCTTCAATCCACCATACGAATGATGTTGATGGGTCTTTATATGTACTGCTTACTGCTGCCATGTTATACCTCTGTCCATGTTGTGTTAGCTGATGTTTCGCTATAAAACTGTTTTATTTCCTGATTTGTTAATCGAGGAATTTGTATATATTCACCAGCGTCATTTTTAATTGCACATCTAAATACTTTGTTTACAGTAATTGCTCTATCATCATCTAGATTATACCATAGCTGATTATCTGCTAAGTCAGCTTTAGCATATTCTACTTTTTGCAAAAACTGACCCATATCAATCAATGCTTCATTAATTAAATTTAATATATAGTTTTCTGATGCATCAGGCACTGCCTGTAACACTCTACTATATATTTCTTTACCTGTAAATTCTATTGCAGCCATTATCTACCTTCATTCATTTGTTCTATTTTTAATTTATCTATACCTATTAATTGTAATGCTTCTTGAAATTGAGCATTTACCATTTGATACTGTCTTGT